CATAGGTATCAAATCCACATAACCAATCAAACTGCTTCCGTCTCCTAATGCTTTCTTGATACCACTTAATTGTTCATATTTCATATCTCTCCTCTTACTTTTTGTATTGTGTAATTGTAACAGTACCCAGTACAAGAATCTTCCCAACGATTTTCTACCAATCTCAAATTAGTATTGACTTGTAGACTAATATAATGCTCTTCTTTCAATCGAAGATGTCTAGATATTGTTAGTATCCAATCTCCATATTCATCTTTTGTTATCTTAACTCTTTTGTACTTGTATATTCCAAGTAATAATCTCAGTTTGTTGATACTTTCTTGAAGCATTACATTGAATGGTATTACAGTATTTACTTTTTTACCAGTATATGAACACTTTCTTTTCTCATCCACTTCCAACATACCATCTTTCTTTAAATCATTTACTCTTCCGCTTACCGCATTTATTTCATAGTTAGTAAGATTAGCAATCTCTCTGTTTGTCAGACCTTTGTTGTGTATTTTGAAGTGAGTGTTTACTACATAGAGTATCTTTTCTCTTTGAGTATCACCAACACCACTATCATTAAGCTCTACATAAGCTTCTTTACTTGTACTTGCTACTCCTTTACTTATCACTTGACTCTGCATCTTCTTCTCCTTTATTGTTTATGTAATCAAAACCTAATACCCATTTTAATGCATCTATTGAACCCTCTAGTTTTTGTATTAATGGTTTGTTTACTTCTGGGTTTTTGTTTGCATGACTCAACAGAGATAATTCTTTCTCTAGTCTTATCACGACTTCATCTTTATGCATAAGATGTAATACTGCTTTACTCATCATCATCTCCTATTGTTAGTTGATACAGTCCATATACAAATGCGACTGCTATAAATATTGCTACTATTATGTTCATTGTTTCTCCTTAGAAATATATGCTGGTGTGGATAGTTACAACGCTTTTGAAGCATGCTCGAGCCACCACTACCAGCTTGTATGTGTTAAAATAAGGCACTGCTCTAAGGATGCGGAGTCCTTTTCTGTATATTGTAGTTGTGGATATAAGAAAGAGAACAGTGCCTGTAAGTTTCTGGCCCAACTTTTGTGTATTTTAATTTCACATCGTTAATATTTTGAAACATCAACTAGACAATTGTTGAGCCATTTTTAAAATCTTTGAGTGCCTCCGACCTTATCCCATCATGAATTCGGTACATGACCCTGCGCAATGTGGGGAACCGTTTTTCCACAGTTGGCTACGCGCTACCACCGAAGTACACTCAAATCTTTCCGCCTGCGCTGGTGCATCCAAAACACCCACAAACTATAAATAGTCTGTGTTGGAAACGCAGGACTTACGTCTTCATCTTAATTATCTTTATCATCTTTTCTACATAAAAGACCATTAATTCTCTTTGCTCTACAGCTCCTCTTACATGGTCAAATCTTGTTTTTGTTTTAGGGTCTTTTATCAATTCTATTAGCATTTCTGCATATTTTATCAATTCTTCATCAAACACTACTTTTTCACCTAATCCACAAGTCAAACAAACACATCCCAGTTCTGGAAAGTCGTGAGCATGATTTATTACAGGGTCACCACAGGAACAATTATGAGCATGAAACATAACAACCTCCTTAGTTTTAAAAAGGACAAGACATTCCAAAGCCATTGCGAATCGGCATTTCTGTATCAGATGTAGCCGTAACTAAGTCATATCAGATAGCAATGGAGTAACTATCAGAGTGAGCGACCTTGCCCTTTTATTATCCATTTTCATCATGCAGTTTTATTAGAGGGAAAACTACACTACATTAAAAACCTAAGAACCAACTTAGCTACGAAGGTTCTTTTTGTTACGCCTAGGCTTGCGATGCTCTGGCATTATCTTAACTCTGCCATGAGGTATATCTATAACTAAGACATTACCTTCTTTATAAGCATCAACAATTAAGTCTGGCATATTTTCTTCAAACCATTTGTATGTTACCATTTACTTCTCCTTTATTAAAATTTTTGAGCAGATTTTACAACGTACTCAGGTTGTTGATGCTACGGCAACGGAGGAATAGTTGCTAATGCTTTATGACTGTTTAGCCATTGAAGCATATAGCTCATCCACTCATGGAACTCAATAATTCCAGAGTCGTTGCCATTCTCGATGTACCAGTTCCTATCATCTTCTTGACAAAGAGTTAGGTACTGTCCATCAACATCAACAAAAGTGATTTCATTGTACATGAAACACCTCCTTATGTTGGTGAGAGAAAAGACTATTGTTTTGTTACTTACATTTCCCTACCAACACTTTATACAAATAATATATATATAATTGTTGCAGCTCCTACAACTACAGATGCAAAGAGGAAACTACACAATATCACAACTGTTAAGTCATGGATGATATTAACAAATCTTACCATTTAATACTCCTATAAGTTTATACCCAAGTTAGTGCAAATACGGAAGATATTATCCCTGTACATAGACTGTGACTTTGGTGGATGCTCTTACATATATCTACACTAACTAAGGTTTTATTGGCAACGGCAGCAGTTAAACTGTCGTAAGAAAGGGGAAATAAATCCCCTAACTACTAATCGTTGATGGTAAGCTTTGGTAACTCAACATTATCTTCTGCAAATGTCACTACATCTTTACCATAAAACATTTGAGAGACTTGATTAAGTAGCTTCAAGTTAGCAGTAGCTGCATTGATAACATCACGCTGAGCAGTTGTGTACTTGCCTATCAACTTATTGTATGTGCCTCTAGCTGGGGCTCTTTCATGTTCATCGAGCATAGTTACTATGATTCTCCTAGCTCTTGCTACCAGTTCTTCGTATGTCATTATAGACTCCTATTGTTATTTATTATATCAATTAATATTCTATTATAATTATAAATGAATTATAACTAAAAATCGCTTTGCGAAATCCCCCTTATAGGGGGTATATATGAGTAAAAAGGTTGAATAACAAAATCCTACAATTTTTTTACTAATAATAACTGGGGTTTTACTTGTATAGTATTGACTAATAGTTTAACTTAATGGGTGGTTGGGTCGGGATAAAATAAAAGGTGTAAAATGTCACAGTTAATAGAAGGACTATCAAACTTATCCTTAACGGAACAAGAGAAAATTTTAAAGAGATTATCTAAAGATTTAATTCCTCTAGAGATAGATGATGAGATATTTTTTGTACCTCAAGAAGTAGGAGACTTAATTGATAATTTATCTGCGCAAGTATTGTTATTAACAAAATCAACATTAGAATGGCGGAAAAAAGAAAAATTAAAGACGTAGAACATTATGTCTACGAAGATATAGACGAGTTTAGAGAGACTCATCCAAATACAGTAGTGCATCCAGATTGGCGAAAAGCTAATGAAGGTGACTGGGTGTATAGTGATGATGATAGAATAGTTCAATTGTTAAAAGTAAAGAACGGAGTAAGTCATCATAATGATACAAAAAATTATAATTACGCTAAAGGATGGGTTAGGACTATTGTTGGAAGTTTTATTAATAAAGAATCTACCAAAATGGATACGGACTTTGATAATCATCCAAATAGGTATACATTCTCTACTAAGATAAAAAATACATCGGAACAAATACACAAAAGAAAAAAGGTAACAAATAAAGAAAGGCAATTTGCTACAAATGTCGTTGTCGGTATGGGAGCCGTAGAAGCATATAAAAATGCATACAAAGAAGTAAACGACCAAAAGGCAAGAAAAAAAGCAACCGTATTATTAAAACAGGAAAGGGTAATGGAAGAAATACAAAAGTCTGTGTTAGATGTCGCAAAAGGACTAGGAATAGACCATGAGTATATTCTTAGTAAACTTAAACACCTTGCTGATTATAGTGAGGATGACAATATAACATTGCAATCTGTTAAAGAATTAGGTAAGATTGTTGGAACATCGGGTAACAATGTTAAACAAAAAGAAGTAGGTCTTTTAGGAGTATTTGAAGGTTTTTCACAAGAACAACTAGAAGGTGCTTCTAGAAAACAAATATCAGAGGGCGGAAATGGGGAACTCAAACACGACAATTAAAAAAACAGTTGACGAATTTAGAAAGGATGACGAAGGTAATGTTATAGGATGTCCTAGTTGTGGTGCTAGAAACATAAGAAAAGATGGATTTCATTATCGTAAAACTTTAAAAAAACAACAATGGCAATGCAATTCTTGTGGTAGAAAAACATTAAATCCTATTATAGTAGAACCTTCTCCATTTAAAGTTGCTGATAGAGACCCAGATATGATGCCGATAGAAGACATCATAGACTTTAGAAAAAAACAATATAGACAAAAAAAGAAATCAAAAGAAAGTAGAAATCTTGTAGATATAACAATAAATGTTAAAGGGCCAATAGGCATTGCACATTTTGGAGACCCTCATGTAGACGATGATGGTACAGACTTAGCTCAAATATTAATGTATATAGATTTGATTAATAATACAGAAGGTATGTTTGCTGGTAATTTAGGAGATGTGCAAAACAATTGGATAGGTAGGCTACAAGCATTATATGGACAACAATCTACTTCTGCAAAAGAATCTTGGAGACTTACTGAATACTTTGTTAATAAATTAAATTGGTTATATTTAGTTGCTGGTAATCATGACGTATGGAGTGGTGATGGAGACCCTTTAGATTTTATTATGAGAGACCATAAAGGACTGTATGAGAAATGGGGAGCAAGAATGAATCTTATATTTCCCAATGGTAAAGAGATACGAATAAATGCTAGGCATACATTCAAAGGTAATTCGATGTGGAATACTGCTCATGGTGTTGCAAAAGCCGCTCAAATGGGATGGAAAGACCATATACTTACTTGTGGACATACTCATGTTTCTGGATACCAAGTATTAAAAGACCCAGCATCTGGACTTATATCTCATGCATTGCAAGTAGCATCATTCAAAATAATGGATAGTTATGCAGACAAACTAGGACTAGATGATAAAAATATATTTAATTGTCCAGTTACTATTATAGACCCTAGATATGATGATGATGATAATAGATTAATTACTACAATATACAATCCAGAAGTTGCTTGTGAGTATTTAAAATTTTTAAGAAAGTCATGAATAGAGAAAAGTGGGTAGATGCATTAGATGATATTCCAAATGAAATGGAACTAGATGAAGCTATTATTTTATTAAAAAAATTAAACAACAATGTAAAACAAGAATACATATTGTATGATATGTCATCAAAAACATATTACGATATACTTAGGATTCGCAAAATTATAGATATGTTGCCAGTGCCTGAAAAAATAGAAACAACATAAAATGGCAAACATAAACAGTCAAAACATAAGTAAAGCTGAAGAAGCTTTGCAACTAGCATACAAAGACCTTATATCATTTGGTAAATTATTTTTACCAGATGACTTTATGCGGTCCGAAACTCCATTCTTTCATTATGAGATTGCAGATGCTATAGATGATAAAAATGTAAAACAAACTGCAGTTATTGTTCCTAGAGGTCATGGTAAGACAGTTCTTACAAAAGCATCTATTATAAAAGACTTTGTATTTGCTACAAAAGAAAACTTTCTATTTTATGCATGGGTATCTGCTACGCAGAAACTTAGTGTAGGAAACATGGATTATATTAAATATCATTTAGAAAACAACGATTCCATAAAATATTATTTTGGACAAATGAAAGGAAGAAAATGGACAGAAGAAGATATAGAGTTATCAAATGGGTGTAAACTTATTAGTAAAAGCAATGTGGCGGGAATTAGAGGAGGTGCGAAGCTACATAAAAGATATGACCTTATCGTACTCGATGACTTCGAGCATGAGGCCAACACTATTACGAAGGAAGCCAGAGATAAGAACGCTAACCTTGTTACTGCTGTTGTTTATCCTGCTATCGAACCTCATACTGGTCGGTTGCGTGTTAATGGTACTCCAGTACATTACGACTCATTTATAAATAACTTATTAAATAAATATGCAAAAGCTGAAAAAGAAAAGAAAGATTTCGCTTGGAAAGTAATTACATATAAAGCATTATTAGATGATAGGACTCCATTGTGGGAAGGATGGTTTCCGTATTCTAAAATACAAGAAAAGAAAAAGTTTTACGCAGACTCTGGGCAACCACAAAAATTTTATCAAGAATATATGATGGAAGTGCAATCAGAAGAGGATGCAATATGGAGAAGAGAACATATAAGATACTGGGAGGGATATTTTAAAAATGAAGATGGCGTTAATTATATTGTCAAAGATGGTAATGATATACCTGTTAATACATTTATTGGTTGTGACCCCGCTACAGATATTGACACAAAGCATAGTGACTTTTCTGTCATTACTGTAATAGCTATTGATGCAAACAATGAATTATATGTACTTGAATATGAAAGACATCGTAGTATTCCTACTATTGGTTCTAAGAATCCAGAGACAGGAGACATTATAGGAAAAAAAGGTGTAGTAGATATTATACTAGAATTACATCAAAAATACAATTGCACTTCATCTACTGTAGAAGACGTAGCAATGAATAGAAGTATATTTCAAGCATTGAATGACGAAAGAAGAAGGTTAAATAAGTTTGATATTGCAGTAATTCCAGAAAAACCTGGCGGGGTACAGAAAAGAAATCGCATTTATTCTGGACTTTCGGCACGTTTTAGTACAGGAACAGTACATTTAAGAAGAAATATGTTTGATTTAATTAACGAAATCCTTACTTTCGGACCGAAAATGGCTCACGATGATACAATTGAGAGTCTTTATTATTCACAAATACATGCTTTTCCTCCAAACATGAAAAAAGACAAGGAGAAAAAAAGTTGGTTTAAACCAAAGCGAAAAGCTAAAAGTTGGTTAATTGCATGAAAAAAGGAAAAGAAAATGATAAAAAAGTATTTAGCAAAAAGAAAATTTAAAAAAGCAAAAAAAGCTGGCAAAATGCAAGGGCCTCTTCCAGCTAAAAAGAAACCTTTACGTTCACTTGCTAAAAAGGCAAAATCAAAAATTTCTGGAATGACAAGTAAGGGAAGAGCTAAAAAAATTGGAGCTGCAAAAGGAACTAAAGTATCTAAGGGTGCTACTGGTGTTGTAAAAACTAAGGGTGGAGACTTTGTAAAGTATAAAAAAGATTCTAAAGCAGCGGGTTCTTTTAGGTCAGCTTTCAAATCAAATTGCGCAGGTAAGGGAGCTAGTGCTACTTTTACTTGGCAAGGTCGCAAATATTCTTGCGCTAGAAAATAATGTATAAATTTGGAAAAAGAAGTAGGCAACGTCTCAAAGGCGTTGATTCTAGGCTAGTTAATGTTCTTAACGAATTGATAAAGATAATGGATGTTACTATTATTGAAGGATTACGGAGTAAGGAGCGGCAAGAGCAATTGTTAGCACAGGGGAAAACTAAAACTAAGTATTCCAAACACATAGAAGGAAAAGCTGTTGACCTCGCTCCTTACCCGATAGATTGGAACGATAGAGAAATGTTTCATTATATGGGTGGAATGTTAAGAGGTATTGGTCAATCAATGGGATTGAAGATTAGATGGGGAGGCGATTGGGATTCTGATGGAGATATTAAAGATAATAGATTTGATGACTTAGTTCATGTAGAGATAAGAGATTAATTATGAAAAATAAAAAACCTATTAGCTCTCCAAAAACAATGAAAACTTCTAAAAGATTTAATAGAATTGTTCTTTTAGAAACAAAAATACCAAGAAATAAAGAATGGTATAAAAAAAGAGATGAATGTAAAAAAGTTGGAGGAGTTTTTAGGGGTGGTAAATGCAGTAAAAAATTAAAATTTAAAGCTGGCAAACCAGTAAAAGACCCAATTTCAAAACGATAAATGGCAAGAATAAACAATAAAACAAAAGCTCAAACAAATAAACAACTATGGGATAAATCAAACAATTCCAATAGAAGAAGATGGCAGATAACTAGTCAAAAAGGATATGATTTTTATCTAAATGAGCAATTGACTAAAGACGAATTGACTATGTTGGAAGAATCTGGTATGCCAACATTTACTATTAATAGGATAACTCCTATAATAGAAATAATGAAATATTTCGTTACTGCAAATGACCCAAAATGGAAAGCAGTAGGGGCGACAGGAGATGATGTAGATGTAGCTCAAGTACATTCTGATGTTGCAGATTATTGTTGGTATTTATCGAATGGTAAGTCTTTATATAGTCAAGTTGTATTAGATTCACTTACAAAAGGATTGGGATACTTTCTTGTAGATATAGATAAAGATGCAGATAGGGGAATGGGGGAGGTCCGATTCAATAGAATAGACCCTTATGATGTTTATGTAGACCCAGCAAGTAGAGACTTTTTATTTAGAGACGCTGCTTTTATACAGATAAGAAAGAATATATCTAGAGCAAGACTTATCAATATGCTTCCACAACACGAGGCAAAAATTAAAAAAGTTACTAAAGGAACTGATGTAGTTTCTTATTCTCAAAGAGATATAGAGTTTACAGATAGCATTCAACCAGATGACATTAGTTATGGTGTTAATACAGATGGTGAAGATGAGGATATTATTCCATACTACGAAACATATTCAAAAAAGAAATTTAAATACCATAATGTTTATATAAAAATAGAACCATCTCCAGCAGAATTAGATTTACTAAAAGAGGGTATTCAAGAGCAAATGCAAGCTTATCAACAAGAATTAGAAGTTCAGTTGATTGAAAAACAATTGCAAATAGAACAACAAGTTCAAGCTGGTGAAATTATCCCAGAAAGAGCTAAGTTGATGGTAGATAACTCTCAAAAAATGGCTGCTCAGGCTATTAAAGAAAGAGAGATGGAACTTATTTCAGAAGCTAGAGAACAAGCTACTATAATTAAGCAACAAATTATGAGTGATGCTGATTATAATATTTTGAAAAAAAGTAAAGAAGTTCAAAAAAATATTGTTGATGCAATACCATTTTATGAAAATAGAATTGTAAAATGTTGTAGTGTTGGAGATGATGTATTTTTATTTGAACAAATAATTCCTATTAGTGAATATCCTATAGTTCCGATTCCATATATGTACACAGGAACTCCGTTTGCTATGAGTGCAGTTACCCCATTGATAGGTAAGCAACAAGAAATAAATAAAGCACACCAGATAATGCTTCATAATGCAAACTTATCTTCTAATCTTAGATGGATGTATGAAGAAGGTTCTGTACCAGAAGACGAATGGGAAAAGTACTCATCATCGCCAGGCGCATTATTAAAATACAGGCCAGGCTTTTCTCCTCCTACACCAATACAACCTTCACCTATTAACAATGCATTTTTTACAGTAGTCCAACAAGGAAAAGCAGATGCAGAGTACATTAGTGGAGTGCCTTCTGCAATGATGGGATTCTCTCAAGACCAAGCAGAGACATATCGTGGTTTACTTGCAAACGATGAGTTTGGAACTAGAAGACTAAAATCTTGGATGAATAGTGTTGTAGAACCATCATTAGAACATTTAGGAAGAGTTTTTAAAATGATGGCTCAAAAGCATTATAACATTGAAAAAGTATTTAGAATCGTACAACCAGAAGCTAATAATTCAGAAGAAAAAGAAGTAAGAATTAATGTTAACATATACAATGATTATGGTAAAGCTATAGGTAGATATAAGGATTATGCTTCAGCTAGGTTTGATGTAAGGATTATAGCAGGTGCAACATTGCCATTAAATAGATGGGCATTATTAGAAGAATACTTTAAGTGGTATCAAGCTGGATTGATTGATGATATTGCAATGTTAGCTGAAACGGATATTAGAAATAAAGAAAATATACTAGAAAGAAAGTCTATGGTATCACAAATGCAAGGACAATTGCAATCTATGGAAGAAGCTATGAAAGATAAAGATGGAACTATAGAAACACTACAAAGACAATTAGTACAAGCTGGTATCAAAATGAAGGTTGGTGATGCTAGTAATGAAATACGAAAAGATGTTCTTGAAACTGATGCACAACAAAAACTTTTAAGAGGAATGTTAAAAGTTGAGTATCAGAAATTGAAAGACCAAATGCAGTCTGATATGAGACAAACTAAAGAGGATGTAAGTAGTAACGAGCAATCTTAACACTTGCATTTTAGTTTTTCAAACTGCTAAATTAAAACAACCTTAAAATAGGAGATAGTATGTCAGAGCAAGTAGGTAACGCCAATCAGGCCCCCGAAAGTACAAACGTACAAGATGCAGTCATGGGAATGTCATCTAGTGATTTTTTTGAAGAATTAGATAATCAAGTCAATGGCGGTATATTAGACGAACCTTCACAACCAACCTCGAAACAAAGCGATAACACGCAGACGAGCCCCAATGTAGAAGTTCAGAATGAAGTACCCAATGAAATGGATACTTTGCAAAAAAGGTATAGCGATTCTAGTAGAGAAGCTAAAAGGCTAAATGGTAAATTAAAGGAACTCGAACCTTATATGCCTATATTAGATGCTATGCGAGAAGACCCTAATTTAATTTCTCATGTTAGGAATTACTTTGAGGGTGGAGGCCAGACCCCAGAAACATTGAATCAACAATTGAATCTTGATGAAGATTTTGTTTTCGATGCTGAAGAGGCTTTTGCTAAACCAGATTCTGATTCTGCAAAAGTATTGGGAGCGACAATAGATGGAGTTGTACAGCGTCGTCTTAATAATGCTTTAAAAACTCAAAGACAAGAAAATGCAAAAATGGCTAGAGAAACTCAATTCAAACAAAAGATGAATATGTCTGATGAAGAATGGAGTAGATTTACTGATTTCGCAAAATCTAAGTCTTTGGAACTTGAAGATATATACTATTTAATGAATCGTAAGAATAGGGATGAACAAATAGCTGATAATGCTAGACAAGAGATTCATAACAAGATGAAAGAGGTGCAAAATCAACCAAGCACACTTGCAACACAAGGTAGCGTAGCAGTTGAGAAGTCCTCTGATGACACAGTTTTTGATACTATTTTGGGTTCTGGAAGTGAACTAGAAAAGGCTTTCAGTATATAAAATAATATATTGGCAGCCGTAACTCAAAAGTGAGGCAATTATGGCTGATGTTTTCGGAATGGAAACATATGGAGCGTCTCCCGACGCTGGACACAGTGGAACTGCTGTTCCCGGCACAGGAGACCTCAGACGGAGATATAACTTTGGGGATAGGATTTCTGAACTTTCAATAGCTCAAGACCCTTTCTTTAGATTTGTATCGCAAGTCGCAAAAAAACCTACTGATGACCCAGAGTTCAAATTTACCGAACAAAGGCATCAGTATCACAAGAGATATGCATACATCATGGGATTCGTTTCTAACGGAGCTGATGAATTTGGTGATGCAGAACTCGACCAATCAAACGCAGCGGCAGCGGTATCAGCTGTTGGGCAATCTGTAGAACTATATATGGCAACAGATTATAAATCAGCAGGTGTTCTTACTAGTATACATGGACAAGCAGCTACTAAAATTGATGTTGGTTCAACTGGTACTAGACCTACTTTTTTCTTACCTGGCCAAGTAGTTAAGATTCCAATTTCAGGACAAGGTGGTGGTGGACCCGTAGCAGGTTACCATCTAATGAAAGTTGATAGCGTTGTTGATGGTCTTACAAAAGATACGCCAAATAAGGAATGTGTAAAATTAGTTGGTAAGATTATCAAATTTGATAGTGCTGGTAATGAACTAGCTTCTTTCTTAAGCAATAACTTCTCTCCAGGCGGTAATGATGGTGATGGAGACCAAGATGCTGGTGGTGAACAAGTCTACGACCAGAACATTGCTAATTCATTAGAAGGCAGACGTTCTTACGTTGTTGGAACTGGTCATGCACAAGGTTCTGGATACCCAGAGTCTTGGAAAGACCAACCATACTCAAGTGCTGTTGGATTAACTCAAATCTTTAAAACTGCAATGGCAATGGACAATACTACAAGGGCAACTGTTCTTAAGTATGAACCTAACGAATTTGCAAGAATTTGGAGAACAAAGTTAATCGAGCATAAGTATGACATCGAAACAGCATTGTTGTTTGGTTCTCAAAGCGTAGTTGATGGTGTTAGCTACACAGAGGGTGCAGTAAGTTTTATCACTAACTATGGAAACATCTTTGATGGTTCTACTATTGGAACAACAAAATCACAAGATGACTTCTTAGATGATATGTCTCAGTTCTTAGACCCAAGATACAATAATGCAAATGCAACATTGTTCATGTGTTCTACTGAAACTTACAACTGGATGCACAAACTAAGTGGTTACTTTTCAGCTAATGTTGGTAAAGTAGCAAGTGCTGGTAGTTTACTAGGTCGTGCAGACTTCACTATAGCTGGTAAGAAGAATGTCTATGGACTAGATGTTACTCAAGTAATGACTCCTTATGGTGCAATGAATCTTGTTCGCAATATCCACTTGGATACTACTGACATTAAGATTCTAGGTATCAATATGGGCCATTGTGCATATAGACCACTAATAGGTAATGGACTTAATCGTGATACTGCGGTATACGTTGGAGTTCAAACACTTGAAAATAGTGGTATTGACCGTAGGGTTGATTTAATTCAAACTGAGGCCGGTATGGAATGGCGTATGCCAGAAGCCCATGCGGTCTGGAAATAGGAGGTAAATCATGGGAATACCTTTATACGGACAAAACAAAGATGGTGATAACCTTAACCTATTTGCTGGGGCTCTTCATGGTTCTAAAGTTCATGATTATGGAAGTTTAGGAGATGAGGTAGATGAAGCAACGACAGTAGACGTAGCTGGAGCTGAGTTAGGCGATTTCGCTTTAGCTTCTTTGAGCATAGATAACGAAGACGTTATTATGTCTGCTTCTGTTAGCGCAGCTGGGGTTGTTACAGTTAATGCTAAAAACATTGGTGGTGGAACTAAAGATTTAGGTTCTGCTACTATTAGAGTTTTAGTAATTAAAAAACCATAGTTAAGTAACTATAATATATGGGGGAGTTTCGGCTCCCCTATATATAGGATAATAAATGGCAACAACAAATATAGAATTAGATATTAAAAAGATTACTGGAGTAGCTGACGCTGATGACCAATTTATAATATCAGCCCAAAAATATGTAGTATCAGCTATACCAAAAGAATTAATGGGATGGGCATCTAGTCAATCTGGTGTTATGACAAGTAACGGAGATAGCGATGCAGTTTACAATGTAGATACTATTTTAAGTGTAAAAAGAAATGGATATAGTTGCAAAGAAATATCTTTAGATGATTTAGCTTGGGCAGCTGATTCTAATAGTCTAAAGAAGGCAACATTAAAACATCCTGTCTACGCAGTTTCTGGAGGTAAGATTCAAATACAACCAGAACCACAAGCTGGACAAGAAGGTTATTATTACTATGTAGATTTTTCTAAAGTTGATGATAGTTCAGATTTAAGAAATGCAGTTATTTTTCACGCAGCTTCTAAAGAGTTTACAAAGTTAGCAACAACTGAAGTTCCTAGTTGGTCTTCAATTACTGCTCCGTCAACTATTCCTTCACCTTCATTTGGTGGAGATTTAAGTATTAGTTCATCTGCTCCTAGTACACCAAGTATTACAACAATTAATTATGTAGACGCAGTAGGTTCAGATGCTACTGCTCCAACTTTTTTTAGTGCTACTGTTTCAGCGGGGAATGTATTTGGTGCAAATACTCCACCTAGTTACAATAAGCCAATAATATCATTATCAACATTGTCAAATATAGGAGACTTAGTTGTTGGGCCTAGTATTCCAGATGCACCAAGTCTAAGTAGTTCAAGTGTTACAATTACTGGAGATGCTCCAGTTTACGTTCCTCCAGTTGCAAGTCTTTCGACTGCTCCTTCTGTTGGTTCATTAAACATATCAGCTTCATTACCAGTTTCTCCAACTTTATCAGACAATTCTGTAAGTTTTAGCACGAGTGTTCCTACTTATAGTAAACCAGTAGCTTCTATTACTCCTTTTCCTACATTAACTTGGAACTTACCAGCTGCTCCTATACCTCCTTCTGTAAATGCAAATACATCTACAAGTGGTGGAGCTGAAGTTGATTTATCTAAACTAGGAACTGTTCCTACTTATACTCCTCCTGTTATGCAAGCTCCCGATTGGCCTGATACTAATAATTGGATTAATACAGAAGAGGATTCTGAAATGTTATCTTCTAGAGTAGCTGCAATACAAGCTCAAATAAGTGAGTATCAAGCTAGATTAAATGAATCTCAAGCATCTTTTGGTCAAGAAAACATAGAGTATCAAGCAAAGTTACAAATCGCAATGCAAGATGCTCAACAAGCAAGTAGTGGAGATTCAGTAGTTGTTAGTAAATTTAATTCTGAGATTCAAGTTTATACATCTGAAGTAAATAATATTATACAAAATAATAATGCACAGGTTCAAGAATGGCAGAATGAAAATAGTATTAATCTTCAAAAACACAATATAGATATTCAAAACGAATTGAATAAGTTCAATAAGGAAAATGCAGAATACCAAGCTCAATTACAAATTAGTATACAAGAATCTCAACTTTCTTCAACGGATGATAATCAAAAACTTCAAAAGTATTCAAATGATATAAATGCTTATCAAAGGCAAGTAGAGAAAGAAGTACAAGAATATCAAACAGATTTACAAAATGAAATAGCAGTATGGCAAGCTAAAAGACAAACAGAATTGCAATTGTATTCATCTGATATACAAAATAATTTAAATGCTTTTAACGAGTCTAATGTAGAATATCAAGCAAAACTCCAAAAGGATGTAACTGATGCTCAGTTATCTGATGCAAATGAACAAAGAAAACTTGCAAAATATCAATCAGAAGTTCAATCGTACCAACAAGAAGTAAACAAACAAATACAAGAGTTTAATGGTAATGTGCAAAAGAATATATCAGTATTCAATGCTGAGAATCAATCAAAGCTAAGTCAGTATCAAGCTGATATTCAAAATGAACTAAATGAATTCAATAAAGAGAATGTTTCATATCAAGCAAATATTCAAGAAGCTTTTCAAGAAGTACAAATAGCTAATCAAACTAACATTGCTGAAGCACAAGCTCAACTTCAAGTAGCGATAGATAATAAAAATAGAGAACAAGAAAGAGCTTTACAAAATGCTATACAAGAAATGCAATCAATTGTTCAAGACAACAATTCTATTTTAGCAAAGTACCAAGCAGAATCTCAAAATTTTGGTGTTAATGTAAACAAGGAAGTTCAAGATTATTCTAACACACTTAGTAAAAACGTACAAGAATATCAAAGTAAACTAGCATTATACAATGCTGATGTTCAAAAGTACAATGCAGAACTAGGTCAAGAAACTCAGAAAAATGCTTTATCAATTCAAAATGCAACTTACTATAGTCAAGAATCAAGAAAATATTACGATTGGGCAGCTCAAGAAATAAGTTTATACATACAAAATAATAGCAGAATTATTTCAACAGCCATAGCTTCTCAATCTCAACAACAAGCTAGGAGATAAATTATGGCAACAACACATAAAGTAAGGTGGGCTGTATCAGCTAGTCCTATCGTAACTGTAGATGCAGTTGATGGTGCTAGTTTAGAAACAAGCACTTTACATGAAAACATTAGAAGAACATTAGGTGGTAGTGGTGAGGTAACTAATGATGGAGCAATAGATTTTGGAGGTGTTACTGATGGAGGTACTAATTATTTATCAGCTACTGCTGGTGGGGTAAATATTGGGGATGGAGATACTAGGTTTATATGGGTAAGACATACAGGTTATGCTTATTCAAGTTCCTCAGCTTTAGGTGCATTAAACTCTGATAAAATAAAAATCTTTATAGATACAAAACACATTGCTTCTTTATCTGCAAGTGAAGGATGGATAATACCATTACCAGATACTTCAGATAATGCTACAAATTTTATAGTTAAAAGAGGTGGTTCAACAGATATAGCAATTGAAGTAATAGGTTTAGACTAATGACTGTACTAGAGATAATGGAGAGATGTGGTTCTAGAGATGCTAATCTAACTATTGCTTTTATAAAAGATGCTATTCATCTGATAAATTCCAATACTTCTGAAAACATATCAACTTGGAAAACAGATATTGTTGATGGAACAAGGGAGTATCCAATACCAGCAAATATGTTAGAAATTCGTTCTATATCTGTTTTGGATACTAGTGATAGCAAATACAAAAGAATAAGAAGGCTAACTCATTTACCAGTAGTCTCTGAAGATACAGACCCAGAATAATGAGTATAGATACAAATAAAAATTATTTTTATGAAGTAGTAGGTAGAAACATATACTTATATCAATATTCTACTTCTGGAAACTTTCAAGTATTGGATGGTCACAGAATAAAATTAGTAGGTGACTTTAATGGAAAAGAGTTGATATATCCAGATGAGTCAATATCAAATGGTCTTATGTTTGAAGGTACTGCTTTCATTTACCCTTTTGTAGATGTAGACCCTAATGAATTAACACCTAGTGGTTCAAATCCAACTTTAGTTAATCAAACATCTCCAGATGAAGATGACCATGTAAACCTAACTAGAATGTTAGTATTGTCAGTTATTGATTATGTAAAAGCAATGATAGCAGATGCTAATGGTCAATTAGATAGAAAAGAATATTACATGAGAGAGTTTTGGAAAAAAGTTGGAGACCACAATAGCAATAAAGTTAAACGAGGACATATTAGCCCAGCTAGTCCTTATGCATTGAGATAAACATGGCTTATGTTCAAGATTTATTATTAAGAAGTGGTACTTGGAAAAGAGAAATATTTGATATTTGGAATCATTGGAGAAATGTTTCTGATGTTTGGGATGCAACAGATAGAACATATGAAAGTTATGGAGCATAAATGGCAAGTTTAGCAGGAAAAACAATACAGAGTACATACAAAGATTTATTACAAGTATCAAACTCGAATACTGGAGTAGATGGTTCATTAAGAGCAGTAGAGGATGGAGAAGGAACTTCTTCTGCATTACAAATAAGCACTAGTGGTGTAAAATCATCTGGAACATTAGCAGTTACTGGAGTTAGTACATTAAGTAATAGTTTAAATATAAATGGTGGCCAATTAAACATTGATAGTGCTGTAATTATAGAAGCTGGTGGAGATGCAATATTTTCTACTGATGTACAAATAGATAAAGGTGGAGTACAGATATTTAATTCTAGCACCGGTAGTGTAGATGCAATTTTCGGTCACGATTCTGAAAACGCTCTTGGTGGAATTATTAAATTAAAATCAACAACGAATATTCCTACTGGTCAAAGTGGGAATGTACTTATTTATAGCAAAGTTGCAGATGATAAACTTTATTACAAACAAGGAACTGCTGAAAGAGAATTATTAACTAATAATAGCACAATTACTGCTAATACTGTTACTACAAATGCTAACCTTACAGGACATATTACATCAGTAGGAAACGCAGCTGTATTGGGTTCATTCACACTTGCACAATTGAATACTGCTTTATCGGATGCTACACTAGGTGGAAGCATTGCAGAGGGTGACATTCCAAATCTTCCAACTAGTAAAATTACATCTGGCACTTTCGCTGATGCGAGGATAGCTGCTAGCAATGTTACCCAACACCAAGCATCCCTTTCAATAGGTGCTAGTCAAGTGGGTAGTGGTACTTTTGCAAATGCAAGAATATCCGCTTCAAATGTAACTCAACACGCAGTTGCTAAAACCGGAGGTACATTTACAGGCAATTTAAGAATTGGAAGTAGCTTTGGTGTTGATACAACTCCTTATGATTCTAATAGCGATTCTTCAAATGCTGACTTTCTAACAATAAAAGGAAAATCTTCAACAGATGATAAGGCAATAATTGAATTAGCAAGTTCTAATGCAACAGTATCTGATATAGTTGGGGAAATACATTTTGTAAATAGGTCTTCAGATGCAAACTTTAATCCTAAACAAAGAATAGTAGGTCATTTTAATAATGGATTGCAAATTTATACAAAAAACTCAAATAGCGCTGAAGTTTTAGGTTTACAAGTTAGCAACCTTGCTCAAGTAAAATTAGGAGCTTATGGTTCTGGAAGTTATACTGGTACTGCTGCAAAATGGTTAGCAGTTGATTCTTCTGGTAACATTATTGAAGAAGTTCCCCCAAGCTCTAGTCTTATTGTAGCTGGTTCTGGTTCTAATCCAAGTATAGGACTTGGAGATGGAGTATTAGCAGCTGATTCTGGAGCAACAGCGGGTAATGTTGCAATTGGACACGATGCTGTAAAATCTATAAATCCAAGTGCGGGAGGAGAAGGTGTACACAATATTGGAATTGGTGACAGTGCTTTGGGTAAACTTGATAGAGGTTCTGATAATATAGCGATAGGAAGATTTGCTGGAGGAGCTTCATCAGTAGGGTTAAATGGCGTTGACTTTGATGATAATGTAGCTATTGGTGCTTTTGCTATGAATAATCATACTACTGGAGCATATAGAAATGTAGCTATTGGTACTCGTGCTTATAGTGGAAAGAGTAATGCTACTAATGGTGAGAAAAATGTTTTTATTGGATACGATGCAGGCTTTGAATCTGATAGTAAGAATACTGTTGCTGTAGGTTATCAATCTATGAAAACTGGCGATGGAGATGATTGTACCGCAGTTGGCCCAGATTCTTTATACTGGTGTAATGGAAGTAATGTTACTGGTATTGGAAATTTCGCAGGTAGAGCAAGTTCTCCTTCTGGTAAAATAGAAGCTCAAAGCAACATTATTGTTTTAGGAAATAATAGTATTACCGATATTTATTGCGCAGATACAACAATATCGTCATCTGATTCAAGAGACAAAGCTGATGTTACAGATTTCACTCATGGATTAGATTGGATTACAAAACTAAGACCAGTTACATACAAATGGGATAAAAGAACAGACTATAGAGTTTATGATGATGATGGTAATTTTGTTTCTCAAGGAACACCAGATGGTACTCATAAAAAATCAAGATTAAATATTGGATTGTTAGCACAAGAACATTTAGAAGTCGAAAAATCATTTGGGTATGGAAACAGTAAAGATGATATGTTAGTTACCAGTATTAATGAAGACGAAACTGCTTATGGATTAAAATATGAAAGACTTGTTCCTATTCTAATTAATGCAGTAAAGGAATTAGAAAAAAGAATTAAAGATTTAGAAAGTGCTTAATTGCGGTGGTGGTGGACAATAAAAGGAATAAACAATGGGATTGTTTGATTACACAACAAAAGAAATATTAAACAAAGTTTTTCGACATGGTGGTGGAGGAAGTGTATTAAATATACAAAGTTCAACTACTCAAGAAAGACTAAACGCAGTATTTGATGAAAACAATGATGCTTTAAGGGTACAAATGGATGGTCAGAATATAAAACATCAGATATTTTCTCATAGTTTTAAAGACGAACCTCCTGCTAACGATGATATGTATTTGTCTTGGTCGGATGCAGCTGAAACTTTTTCTGCTAATTCATATCATTATTTTATAGCTCCTTTTGATATGACTCTTGTGAAATTGGAATACTCTACTGATGATATAGGAACTCCATTTAATCTGACTGTATTGGTTGGCAAAAGAAGTCAAACAGGAACAGATACAACACTTGGAAATCAAACAATAGCTTATACTGCTACCGATGACCATAAAGTAAAAACATTTGACAATCTTGGTGGAACGATAACTATTCCAAAAGGAGACAAGATATATGTTACATTGGAATGGAGCGCTAAACCAAAGTCGGGAGTAACAGACCATTTCGTTACTTCAGTATGGACAATGGACATATCAACTTAAATAAAGGAAAATAACAATGGCTAAAAAAGAAAAAAAGCAAGTCATTACAATAAATGATAAACAATATGACGTAAAAGATTTATCTGAGGAACAACTTATGATGGTAAATCATGTACATGACTTAGATAATAAATTAAGAACTGCTCAGTTTAATGTTGACCAAATGCAAGGTGGTCGTAATTATTTTATGAGCTTGTTAGAAAAAACATTAGATGAATAAAACAATAAAGAAACTTAAAAATGGAGGATTTGAAGTTGTTAGTACGAGTTATGACTTGCCTGTTCGTTATGAATCTAGCAGGATGCGGTCAGGGTTGGAGCGTGGGAGGAATACAGATAACTCCTCAAGACACAGTAAGAAACATAGCATTCATAGAAATAATATCACACGATAGTGTAGAACATTGGTATGCAGATAAAATATATAATGGTGAAAATTGGTGTCATTTGCATGACGAATGGGAATATGTTGAGGTGAAATGAGTGGAAAGCCTGATACCGCAAGAAGTTATCGCACTACCATTCTTGACGATAATGCCATTGTTAGCATTAATCTCAAGTGGCTGGCTCAAGGACTTGTATTGGTTGCAGGGTTGGTATATGGTTACTTACAGATTGAAGGTAGGATTAAGGCATTGGAAAATAAAGTGGCAACAGCGGATGAGCAAATTGAAAACTTACTTAGTAAGCATATTGCAGAAGAAAAAATTGAAAGGGAAGAGCTAGCTCAAAAGGTAGCTTTTTATGAAAAAGAATTAAATTTAAACCCATTTAGTTGGGGAAAGAAAAAACGGAAGTAGAATGGATTTTATAGCATTATATGGTGAAGCTGGAATGATAGGAGTAGTGGGTGCTATGTTTGTATATTTAGTTGTGTCTATGTCTAATAAATCAGCTAGACAACAAGAAGAATTAGAAGCATTAAAAGTAGAAAATAGAGGTCAATCAGAAACATTAGAAAACATGGAAGGAATGATTATAAAGTTAATTGCTAGATGGAATCAATCTGATGATAAACTTGATAGAAAGTTTGATGCTCTTACAAAAGAGATAAATGATTTAGATAATCAAGTGTCTCGTATAGATGGTTCTTTAAGCAGAATAAATGGTAAGCACTAATGGATAGTTTAAAAGTAACAGGATTAAGTACAAGTTTAGGATTCGTTTATTGGACAGATTTGTTGTCTGGTGTGCTTATGTGTATTATGTTTGCGGTACAAATTTATTACTTATATTTAAAAACAAAAAAGATAAAGGAAAGTTAATATGTTAGCAAAACTAATAGCAGATGACTTATTGTCAGATGAAAACGGAGCAGAGGTAATAGCTGAAATTAATAAAGCAGTAGATATTCCAATCATCTCTGAAAAAACAGAACAAAAAATACTTGAAGCACTTTGGAAAGTAATCAAAGGTGTATTGCTCAAGAAGATTGGTGTATAATGCCAGCAGCTAAAAAAGAAAAAGCATCTCCAAAGAAAGAAGCTAAACAGCCAGAATGGCAACAACACATAGCATATCTTTATGACGAGGTGGAAGAACTAAAAGAAAAACTTGAAAGAGTTTTAGTAAGAATGGGATTGTAAAATGTCTAAAGGTAAGATGCCAGCAAGGAATAAGAAGAATTATCGGTCCACTAAATCTGGAGCGGGAATGACTCGTGCTGGTGTAGCTGCTTATAGAAGAATGAATCCCGGTTCTAAATTGAAAACCGCTGTGACAGGAAAGGTAAAGCCTGGTAGCAAGTCTGCAAAAAGAAGAAAGTCTTATTGTAGTAGGTCTGCAGGTCAGATGAGGATGCATGGAATTAATTGTTCCAAAACACCTAAGAAAAGAATCTGTGCAGCTAGAAGAAGATGGAGGTGTTAGATGGCTAAAAAAGATGCTTGTTATCACAAAGTAAAAGCAAGGTATAAAGTGTGGCCCTCAGCTTATGCTTCTGGAGCATTAGTTAAATGTCGCAAAGTAGGAGCTGCTAATTGGGGAAACTCAAGTAAAAAGAAAAAAGGAAAATAACATGAATAAAAAAGTAAGAGCTCCAAAAGGATACCATTGGATGAAATCTGGAAGGGGTGTAAAACTAATGAAGAATCCCGCAGGTGGATACAAACCACATAGAGGAGCTAGTTTACTTGCTTCATTTAAAGTTCAGAAAGTCCATAAAAAGAAGTAATGGCAAAAGAAGGTCTAAAAAAATGGTTTTCAAGAAATCAAGGCAAAGGCTGGGTTGATTGCAAAACAGGAAAGCCCTGTGGGAGACGAAAAGGTGAAAAGAGAAAGGGTTACCCAGCCTGTAGGCCGACTATGGCACAGTGTACATCAGCTATGAAAAGAAAGACAAGTAGCAAAAGGATAAGTTGGAAATAATGCCAGATGTATTTGGATTATCAGATGTATCATCTCCAGACACAGGAAGGGGAAAATCAACAAGTTTAAAAACTGGTGGTATGAGAAGGAAATATAATATGAAGAAATCACCAAAACTAGGTAAAGGTTTTAATAAGAAAAATAAAGATAGATGTAAAAAATGGAAGGAATTAGGATTTGCTAGTGAAGCTGGTTGTAGACATGATAGTTTACCTAAAAAGTCTAAATTTAAAAAAATAACAAAAAAAGCAGTACAAAGAGGTATGCAATTATGAAAGCAATGAAATGCAAAGTAGGTCAGGTCTACGATATGAAACTTAAAAAATGTGTAACTAAAAAAGCAGACCTAAACAAAGATGGGAAACTATCTGGTTACGAAAGTAAAAGGTCAGCTGCAATTCAAAAATCAATAAAAGGAGGCAAATAATGCCAAGTCCAATGAAATGTAAAACAATGGTAGGGCCAGGAAAGAGGTACAAAACAATGGAAGAGTGTCTTAGTTATGGTAGTAAGAAGATGGGAAAGATGGGTGGAATGAAAAAGAAAGCTAAGATGAAACCTGCTGGCGGAATGGGTGGTTACTAATGCCAAGTAAAGCAAAGTGTCAAATGGGGTGGAAAAAGATGGGATACAAGAGCATGTCTGATTGTATGAGCTATGGAGAAAAGAAAATGGGCAAACCACAACAAGCTGGAACTTCTGCAAAAGCAGAACAGAACATGGTACAGATGGCTAAAGGTAAATCCCAAAATGTCAGAATGAAAAACAAACTTAGAAGACAAGCAGAAATTGGGCCTCTAGGTAACTAATGGGCAAAAGAATAAACATAGACCTTTTTTCTAATGACGTAGGTTTTGGAGATACGGTTAGTAGAGCAATCAAAACTGTTACTAGGGGAAAGATAAAGGAGTGTGGCAAATGCAAAAAGCGTCGAGATATATTGAACAAGATGATTCCGTACAGGAATTCAACGACTCGGAGTTAAGAATAAGAAACGGAGGAGCTATAGAAGGTTCCGAAGGTGGTCTTAGATTAGACGTATTTGACCATGATGCAAATTCAGAAATAGACTTTACTGAAGACACTTGTTCTCTATGTGAGTTACCAGAACATGCTCAAAACTTAATCATACAAGATATAGAGTACGACCAATCTAATGCCTAAACAAACTCTTAAAATTGAAGGGTTTCATGGCGGACTAAATACTAATGCAGACCCTAGAGATATGGCAGATATTCAATCTCCAAATATCCAAGATGTTAAAATAAGTAAATTAGGTAAAATTAAAACATTGGGAAGTTCTGTTGACTTGGATGCTTCTAGAACTACAAATACATTAACTATACTTGCTAATCGTGGATTGTTTGTATTAGATGCTGATAAAGCCGTTACTGATGATGCCGACTATGAGGGTTCTTGTATTTTTGTTTATGATGATACTGGTAAAAATATTGATGTGTTTGATTTAGGAACTCACGCTACTAATGGTACATGGTCAGTTGGTGAAATATCATTAGATACATCTCATCCTGTTTTTTACGCAGCTGATGGAATACTTAGAGTAGGAGATGGGGATTTAGTAAATGATGGTCAATGGTTTGGATATAAAAATACTACATTTTTTTCTGGAACTAATGCATCTGCTACTAATACTACTTGGTTTTCATCTGACCAAAAAATCTCAAAGCCTACTTCTGGTAATTGTTTAATATCTACTCCAACTGCTGGTACTGATACAAATGGTGTTAATTCTACAGCTTCTGAATATATAGGTAATGTTATTGATGCAAGTGGTGATGATGTTGCTGATGCTAGTAGCATTAATTTAAGAGTTGGGTTTCAATATAATTCATTCAGAGGTGGAGACCATACTCTTTTTACAACAACCCATGCCACAGATAATGGGAGTGCAAGTGATATTTATCCTTTATTTGGAAATCATAATTTATTAATAGAAGCTTCAAGTTCTAATAGTGATATTGTAATTAGTAGGACTACTGGTTTTACATTAACTTTAGAAAAAAATGTTCTTTTCGGATTTTGGTTTGATGATACTAATTATCCCAACTTTCAAGACATTTTAATTGTGGCAAACGAAACAACTTCTAGTGAAAGTATTTCATGGGAATTTCAAAGAGATGACCTAAAACCTAATTGTTGGAATGTTCTTTCACTTTCATTGTCAAATAGAAGTGGAGGAGATTCTAATGGAGTTGGATTAGATAACATTTTGGTTCTTGTTGATAGAGAAACTACAACTACATTAGACTTTTATATGTCTGGCCCTGTTATAGCTACTAACCCTAACTTAGAAGGATTTACAGAAGGTTTATACACTTTTCATCATACTTATTTATATGACGAATCAAAACAAGAATCTCTTCCTTTTCAATTCACAGATACAGATTCAAATTATAATTTTAACAAAGTAAACATAGTAGGAAATCCTGTTCTTTTTAATTTTGATATTTATTGTTCATCTTACAATACAGCGGGAAGTCCGTCTTATTCATTAAATAAAAGAATATCTGGTTCTAGATTATATTACAAAAAACAAGAAGATGATAATTATTATTTAATAGGTGAATTAGATTTTGATAATACCACTGCTTCTTCTCAAGGTTTTAAGTGGTTTCCAGAAAGCAATATTCCATCTTATACTTTTCAAAATACTAACAATACGACTGCTCCTGTTTTAAGTAAAACAGCAATTGTAAAACAAATTAGTCCAGAATCTGCTAATATTGTTGATACATTTAAATCCATAAATGGTTACGATACTAGCATATCTTCAATAGAGTGTAAGTATAATACAGCAGTTGTTCATGGAAGAAGAGCTTATGTAGGAAATATTAAACAAGACGGAATTGTTCATTCGGATAGGATGATAAAAAGCAGAGTAAATAAGTTTGATACATTTCCATCTGGTAGGGGAGTTGTTGATGTAGCCATAAGAGATGGTGAAAGTATAGTAAAGTTAGAAGCATTTGCAGATAGAATATTGCAATTTAAACAAAAAAGTTTATATGTAATTAACGTATCAGAAAATATTGATTTCTTAGAAGATGTATATAGAAATAAAGGATGTGAGTTTGATTATCATGTAGTTAAAACAGATTATGGAATAACATGGTTTAATAAATTTGGAGTATATTTATTTGATGGAAAGAATGTTGTAAATCTTTTAGAAAAAGATAACATAAGACTTATCAGTGAATCTGATTGGGAAACATTTATAGTTGATTCTAGTGATACGGATATGTCAGAGGCTCACATAGCTTATATACCAAAACGAAGACAAATATTAATTAAGAATGAAACAACAGATATTTTATTGTATGATTTGGTTTTAAGAGCATGGACAAAAGGAATAGACAAAATAACAGTTTCCAC